TACCACGATACTTAAGGATACCAGTATAACCAGTAACGTGCTCTAATGCTGTGTCACCAACAGCCAAAATACATTTAGGTTTAAGACGGTGTATTTCTTCATCCCATAACCTCTTAGCTTCATCAGATAAATCCACACCTATCATATGTAACTTTTTCAAGTCATTCATGGGTGGCTGATACTTGCATACATTTGTTACATATACCTGATTACGTCTTATCCCAGCCTTATTTAGACAATCATTAAGCATTTCTCCTGATGGTCCTGAGAACGGTATACCAGTTTCATTCTCATGTTTACCAGGTGCCTCTCCTACTACCATTAAATCTGGCTCAATAGGACCTATTCCTTCAACGTATCTTGGCAAGGTCTTCTTCTGTCATTTTAGAAAGTGTATGTTCATTTAATGAGTTAACAACACCGATTTTGAGATATTTAATCCATCTACATACTTCACATAACCACGGCCATCTGCTCTCATCGTCCCATTCCCAGTTTGGCCTTCTAAGACATTCAGAACATAAATCTTCATATTGCTTATGGATTCTTTCCTGATGGCTTGGCATTATTCTATGTAAACTAATACTCCATCGGGAGTTTCCCATATATTAACTATTTTCTTAGCCATGTGAACTTTATCATTACTAACATCTATTACCCTTGCAATCTTCAACTTATTAAATAATTGTTCTTCTATCCTAGTTAATCTATTCTCTATATCTGTTAAGCACGATACAATTATTTGCTTGTCTTCGTTTGTCATCTTATCCTCGACATTACCTCTTGTTCTAAAGACTTATACATTGGGTCAAAAATAAGACCTCCAAATTCCCATGTTAACGCATCTTCTTTGGAAGTTACGATTACATAAGTAGTTCCATCTCCTGCAGTTAAGCTTCTCATAGCATGATTATGATAGGTTATATCGTAAGTTAAACGGAGCCATCTAATCGTGTTAGCCATATTATCAGATATAACAGCGATTGGTTTCTTAATCACAATCTATTTCCTCCAATCGAATCTCTCTACGTTTTGAACGTACAAATTCCAACGCATCACGAGCTGATGTGAATCGTTTAAGTTGTTTCTCGTGTGTCTTAATCCAACTGGCTAGTAATAAATCTTGAGAGATAGAACCTATCGAACGATTAAGAGCTTTTGCAGTCTTCTCTATTGTCCAATTAGGCTCATCTCGACATTGGCTAGTATGAAACTTATGAATATCAATAGCTCTCTCTAACCAGTTTTGTTTAACTGGTGGAGACTTCACTTCATCTGCTTCCAGCTAGGGTCTGACTTCTTATTGAATGAGAAGCCACTCATAGCTGAATCTTTATCATCCTTATCTATTTCTTTATTTACCTTTTCCGCTTCCCTATCTGCTTTGCTACGACCTTGACTATCTCTAGTTCCTTTACATTCTGGAAACTTCTTACATCCCCAGAATACACCATATTTACCAGTACGAGATACCATTTCACCGTCACACTCTGGGCATTTCACATTCTCAGGTTTTGTCATCCCTACTTAACTCCATCAACTCTTCTGTTTCAATCTTGATTAGATGAGCACGACTAAATGATTTATTAAATACTTCTTTAGTTATATCAGTTGCAATATCTTGTGCTTCAAATATTATATTTTTATCATTTCGAATACCTATGTCAATTGTAAATTCTACTTTTACCAATACCATATAATCAGTCATTTAGTCTGGCTCATGTTTTATTACTAATTCTCTTGGTTCCCACATATTAGGTTTGACTTCTATGAATAAATGTTTACCAGTTTTGTTAGTTATTTTAATCCCTATGACTTCTTCCAATCCTCTACGCAGCAATCTGATTTCATCCTTCTTCATGGTTGGGTCTAATACAGTTATTCCTTCTTTTGTAAAGAGTTCCTCATTCATATGACCCTCCCAGATTACACAAAATTGTGGCTCGTTGGTAGTGAAAGTGACAATCCTACCCATCAAATAAGATTGCGATTGCCTTATTCAATATATTCGGCAAACTCCAACGAACCACAAACTTAATAAGTACTTAGAAGTGAGCCTTCTGCATGATATTCAATAACTCCTCTAAATCAGGATTCTTATCGAATATCTCCTTCGCTCTCTTAACAGCGGCTAGCTTCTCTTCCGCTTGCCTAACTGATAATTCTATTCTTTGTTTTATTGTTGGCATCTGAGCCATTTTAGCACTATCTTGTTCTGGATAACTAGCACGAGTTAACTCATCCATGATTACTTAGCCGGTTCAAGCGGCATGAAGTCAACTACGTCGTTGAATTCATTACCTTTGTTGCTCTTACCACGTTTGATATACAGTTTGAGGCTGTGACCTATTGTCTGCCTAAACAATTCGGTACTCAGCTCATATCCCTTAACTGCATCGTATGGGAAATTGAGAGTCTTCCAGAGATTCTTACCAAACCCCAATGCTTTCTCATTGAATAAACGTCTGGGAGAGACTCCCTTATTTGGACCATCAGTAATCTTAAAGATGAATATGCAGTTTGTGCTTCCATCTGTATCTGCATCTTCTTCTTTATAATCAATAATAGTAGCTGGATGCCAGCCAACATCGGCCAAGTCGCCTTTTTTCAAGTCATCAGGGGTTAGTACAGCTCTCATTGGTGTTCTTCCTTAGCTAGTTTTTGTGTTGGTTTTTGGTTGGTTGTGCCTTCTATTTCTATTCATAGTATTATGACATAATTTACACCTTTTTGTTCCATCACTTCGAATCTTGCTATTTCCCTCCTTTGGATGCCCACATCTAAAGTTTGGCAGTAATGTTATATCTTTCATATTATCAGCATGTGTACCTACATGTAGACAGTTAGGATTCCAGCAATTTCTACGGAAACAACTTGGCTTATGTAGAGCATGAGAATCTGTATCTTTTAAGTTGAGACCTAAATGTATAAATGCCGATAATCTGTGAACCTCTATATCTCTGCCTTTAATTCCTCCAACTTGCATCACACCACGTCCACTATGTGTTGTCTTTCCAATCCATAACCAATGTCCATCTTCTGTTATCTCAGTCTTATTGTTAAGCCTAGCAAGAAGTCTCTTCTTATCATAGAACTTCTCTGGCTTAAGCATGTTAGATTCTCCATTTGGTTGGTTCTGGTGTGGTTTGTGGTTGGTTTGCGAATGGGTTGATTGCATTTGGAACTACTAACTGTTTGCTATCTATTTCATTTGACACCACTCTCAGTTTGAGAACTTGCTCTTTCCAAACTTCGTAGAACAAGCGATTAGTAATTTCAAATTCACCTGTTAAACCCAGATTTGATTTGGCGAAGTCGTCGCCTATTGCATCAGTAGATACTATATATCTAGTGCGGCTAGTTCCAGTAACGCTATCCCAATTACTTTGTTTAGCGAAATGATAAATCTCGCTGAAATTACCAGGAACAATACTAGCCACTTTATTACCATATGTCACGATTGGATTTACTTTAGTTACTTTCATGGACGAACCAGAACCTTCAATCTTAATCGATGGAACTGGATGACAAGTCCATATGACATGACATGGTAATGTTCTACAAATATCTAAACATTGTGTTACCAGACTTGTTTCAACCTTGTATTCGTCAAAGTCTGGCATAATCTTATCTTTGTCTTTTGCTTTTTTGTTGTCTCTGAATGCTAGTGACCAGTTAACAGCGCCACTGGTCATGTTAGTAATAGAATCATTAATGATTGCAAAGTATCTACAATCTTTAACAAAGCCTATTAACTTGTTGAGAAATTCGTTTGCATTGCTAGCACCATATACGTCATACTCTATACGGTCTAGCAATTCTGGTCTATTGATAACTCTTCTAAAGAAATGGTCTAGCTCGATTGGTTTCTTCTTATCCCAATATGCTAAATAAATTGGCCCTTCAACTGCAAATGTAGCCGCTGCCAATGTCTTACCAAAACCCCAAGGGCCTTTCATAAGTATAGATACGTTCTTATCTACGGAGATTTCACTAGCTTTCATTTGTAATTCTCACTATGCCAGATGATTTTCGGATTACGAACATATTCTGTTGCTACTAAATATCTTAGTCTTTTCTCCGGCCTCTCATGTACCCATGTAACTCCCCATGTTGTATTACCCTCATAATTGGTATATTCAACTATCATATATACTTGTGGGTCATCATAATAATACCCATCATTCTTTATAATCTCATCAATAACAGCTTTTGAATCTATAGTTGCCATTTAACACTCCTTATATTATAATTTCCATCCCTGACTTCTTTCTCCACAATCATCACACATCAAATACATCTCGTTCTTTTCTATATGAAGATAAGTAGTTTTGTGTTTACACCTAAATATCATCTTCAGTAGGTTTAGATATAGCACTGTTAAGACGTGACCGCAAGTCTTCAGCGTTGTCACTAGCAAGCGAAGCCACGACTGGCGTACTATCACGCCTAACGTAATGCTTCTTTCCATCACTACCACTCACTTTCACCTTTCTACAATTGTTGCAACTTGGTAGATGCAACTTAATAGTGTATTCTGTCATGATGAATTCCATTCCACAAACATTACAAATAGATTCTTTACCCAAGGCTAATGGGCAATCAATCTTAAAATAACAGTCTGTTAACGTGCAGAAATATATTGCATTACCAGTTGGATATATATGTCTCTTCAGTTTATGTGTGTGCTTTTTAGGTTTCATTTTCTTAGTCCGCTAAGTGCGTAGTTCGTAGCAACGGCTAGGATGATAACGATGCAAATAAACTCTACTTGATGACCTATGACCCATTCTAGAGTTTCTGTCATTCTACTTTACTTTCTCTCTTCTGCTCATCTGCCAACACTTCGGTAGCCTTACGTAATACCTTACTTACATCCCATGGTTCTATCTCTATATAGTTTGCTTTTAACTTATACATCTTAGCTTCTACACCAGAAGCATCACATGGTTCGAAATATTCACACTTACGATTATATTTATCACATGATGTCTCATTCATAGGCCATGAGTTTTCGGCCACACATGTTAGATAATAAAATATGTTCTTAATCACATTTATTTTCCACTGTTCAAATACTAATGGGTCATAACTAAGTGGAATCCGTTCAAACTTTTCGTGTGGTGCTAATGTCTTCTGGAAACCTATGCGGTTTACGATTAGATAATCACTTTTGATGGCATAACAATAATTCTTAAATTGATCAGTCATCCTATGAACTTCAGACTTTCTGTCATAAGATTTATGGTCGTATGGTAGGTTGGTATATTTATTGTCTGAGATAATTAAATCAATCTTACCAGCTAGATGAATCCTTACTTCATCATCTTCGTATAACAAATATATAAATGGCTGTTCAACATCTACAATCTGAAAGCTCTGGTCCGCTACGCGCCAGTAATCGAAGTATTCTTCCATTACATCTAGCGTGCGTTCAATCATCTCTGGTTCTAATTCAGATGCTGTCACTCCCGCTTCTCGTATCTTACTGAGAGCGGCTGTTACGGCCTCATCGTAACGCATTCCATTCTTTAGTGCTTGATAGTATACTTCACAACCAATATGTACAATTGTGCCCCTATCGAGTTGCATTGCTTTCTGAGGTAACGTCCTATTTAGATTATATCTGTTGTTGAATCTCTGTGGACACAACAGAAACATATCATACTGACTCATGTCCATAACAATATTGACTTTGGCCATTATTCAATATCCTTTTCGTCTGAATCTAGCTAGCACATCTTCTAGTGTTGCATCGCGTTTCTGTCTCTTAATAATATCATATTCTTTCTTCTTAATTACTATCTCATCTAAGTATTTAACTCCATATCCTTGATGCCAGAACGGATACAAGCGTGTAACTACATTAGCTGGTTGATTAGCTAACCAATGTTCGAGCATTACCTTATATGCTTGTGGATTGGCTTTCAATGAAATCCTGCCAGCTAACTACTTTACATTCGTAAATTTCTGCAATCTTATTGATTCTATTATTGAATAGTTTAATCCAATCTAGAAATATTTGTTCACCTTTTGCATCTGACTCTCTTATATTAAATAATGTGTCAATCTCTGCATATTCTGACCTATATCCTATTTTATGAATAGCTACATTACCCCATTGTTTTATGATTCCACCTAAATAATAATAATAATTATAATTATAATTATTATTATAATAATTATAATAATAATAATTA